ATACTATTATTTATGGCTTCCCGAATAAAAATTATACCAATTCAACTAATAACTGAGAGAATGCAAACTCTAAAGTAGTTTCTATCTCTCCAGGGGTCCTATAGTTAAAATTAATACTACCTAAATTGACTGGGAAAGCTTTAGTAAATACAAATTTAACTTTATTTTTATCGAATTCATCCTTAGCATACAATGAAATATCTGTTTGATAAAGATCAGTAGGTGTAAGAGTTTTGAAATTATTACGTTCTTTTGGAGATATATTAGGTTTCTTGAATATATCTTTACCATTAAACGTAGAAATCTTTTCATCATTCATTAAATCAAGCCATTTATATAATAGCCAATAATTATTAAATTGATTATCAATAGTAAAGTTAACACTTACATTATCATAAACTGGCCTTGTATGTTTCGATACTTTCATTGATTGACCTGCATAATATAAGCTTTCTTCCGGAACTTGTATAGCTGGTACAACTGTACCGTATACAGAAAACTGTAAACTATTTTCTATTATACCAGTATTTTTTCTACTACCCAAATATTGCTCACTAATTTCTTTTAAAATAGGAGGAAGATTTAAAACAAGTAAAAACTTATCTAATCTACTTTTATTGAACTGTGATTGATTTATGGTTGCCATACTTTATAACCTTGCATATTTAATTGATCTATTTCACTATTAGTATTAGAAGCGTTACCTATAATTACTGGTAGTGTATTATTTAACCCGCTTTTTTCATTACTATATAAAGAAGTCGGATCTATAAAATATTTAATACCAAAATCCATTTGTTGTAGTTCTAATGGTCTATTATTTGTATCTTTTTTAACCACATCAAAATACGTTTCAACTATCTCATTATCAAGTATAATTAAGTTCCACATGAGTGAGGTGACCAAATCATCGTGATACCCCTTCTTTGCGTTCCATGTACCGTTAGCTGCTTTCACATAGTTTTTTAATTCTTTAACAGTTCTACTATCATTTATTTGAACCGATTCTAATTCATTAACCCAATATCGCATATTTGTAACTGCCTTATATTTCGTATTAGTATGTGAAATTATACCTAATTGTTGTTTCTTTCTATTGGCTAATGAACCACCCCACGATACAATATTTTCGTAGTCATGGGTATTTTTTAGTATATCAACTACTTGACCACCACTATTATTTCTTTCAACACAAACCAATGGGTTTCCCCAATGTTGTAAAATTTCGTAAACCTTTTCAGTAAAGTTGTATGGTGATATTTCATTGTTATGGTATACTGCTACTTGTTTAATGTTAGTTAAATCAGTATAATCTAATATTTGAACCACTGATGCATCTTTACCTAGACCTTCAGCAGTATCAACGCTTGCTATATATATACCGTTTTCAGTCGGCTCATCCCAAAGAAGATACTTACCATCATCAAATACAAATAATGGTTCAGAAGTTTTACTTTTAAGTTTTTGAAATAACTCATCATTAACTGAACTTTCTCCAGATGAGATAAATTCACAATTAAACTCCTGCTCAAATGCATCTCTACTACCAATACTATTTATAGTTTGGTTCTTCCATTTTTCATCCCTACCCGGTACTTCATTCCATAAAATTTTATCACAAGCCCAATCATTTTCGTTATTTTCAGCACCTGTATATAGTTTATAGAAAAGATTATCTGTACCGTTAGCAGTAGAAGCGATAAAAATCTTGGACCTTTTCGAAGACGAAACAATCGGATATACAGATTTCCAGAAATCTTCAACCAAGTGAGGTTCAATAAAAGCAAGCTCATCAAGAATTAAACAGTTAACTGATTGCCCTCGAGCAGCAGTACCTGTTGTAGTAGATATACCAATTTTTGTACCGTTAGCTAATAAAACAGAAGTTTTACCATACTCTTTAACACCAGGCTTCAACCAGTTAGGTAACTCTTCATACGCTAATCTTATTCTACTCATTATTTCTAATGCTGTACCTTCTTTATTAGCTACAATTAATATTCTTTGATCTTCATTAAAGCATGCTACCCATAAAGCATAAATTGTCATCATAGTAGTTTTACCTATCTGGCGACTTGCTAGTAATATAAAAAAGCGATTATCTCTCATCTTACGTAAAGCTCTTTTCTGACAATAATGTAAATCAATTGTCTTCTTACCTTCGTCTAAAGATATAATATAAAAAAACTTTTCAGCAAAGTGTAAAATATTTTTCTTACACTTTTGTAGGTCTTGAACCATGCTTGGTGTATACTCAAATTCCGAACCAACTGTAGGTAGATTCGGGTTATTCATATAATTTTGTTTATTTTTAATCATCTCGCTATAAATATTTACATGACTCGAGTAAATACTCTAACCGAAATATGGGATACATATAATAATAATATTTTATCTGAAAAAGCACCTGGTGTAAAAGCAGCTAAAATGGGTACTAAACCAGGTAAGCCCCCTGTTAAGCCAAACGATATAAAGAAAGGTTTTGCGAATAATAATTCGTCAGGACCTGAAAATGCTGATGTAGGTGAAACGCAACACCCATATTCCAACGTTATAGACCCTAAACATAATGGAGTGGAAGACGAATTATATAATAGCGCAGACTATTCTTCTGAAAAATATAACAAAAAAATAGAGAAAAAAGTAAAAGAGAGTATAAATAATTATATGAAATCTACTTTTGATAAACTTTTTGAAAATGTGATGGGTGAAGAAATGCACTCTGATCAAGAAACCCAGGAATTAGACGCACTTGGTATTGATACCGATGTTGCTGAAACAGAATCAGACGAAGTTACAATCACGGTTGACCGTGAAATGGCTAAGTCACTTTGCGATTTATTGCAAGCAGCCATGGGAGATGATGATGATGATGATGCAGAAGAAGATTATGAGAGTGAAGAAGGTTTCCAATCATATGAAGAAGCTGAAGAAGATGATGAAGATGAGGATGAAGACACTCATAAGGAAGCAGTTGAGTTGCAGGCAGTACCTGACACGGCTGGTACAAATTTAACCCATCCTGGTCATAACAAGGTTGGTAAGCTTAAAGCAAAAGGAAAGAAAGCATCTGATTCAACTAAAAAGTATGTAGATGCAGAACCAAAACCATTAGCTGATGGAAAAGCAGCACTTCAAAGTAAACAAAACAAAGTTCACAGTACAGTTACTCAAGGTGACTTTATTCAATAAAAAGTAGATTTAAAATAAATAGCGCAATCATTAATATGGTTGCGCTTTTTTTTGCTTAAATATAATTATGATAAAATTTCATAAGTTTTTTGAAAATAAATACCAAGGGACTAAACCTGGTATCAATCATAGACATAGAAGAGCTATACCAGGTAGTAGTTCAGATGGTCGTTATATTAGAAAGCATGAAAATATTGTACCTGGTTATGTAAAAACTGACCCATCTAAGAACCAAACTATCGAACAATTAAGAGGTAGTACAGGTAAAAAGGTTTGTGGTACGTCAGATTTAGATTATATACGAAGAGAATATAAAGTAATACCAATGAAAGGTCAAATTAAAAAATTAGGTAGTACTGGTATACAGTTATATTTCGATAAAAAATTAAAGAAATTTGTTTTAGAGCGATGAGTAAAATAGATTATAATTGTGATTACCCTGGTCTAGTACAGACCGATGAAACTTGTTATAGATTTACTGATAAATCAATTCAAGCAAGTGAACGTATACTATTCTCTAATTGGTGGAGAGAGCAAATTAACCAATACGGGGTTAAAGTAAACTACTACGTTAATACATACAATACATTAAGTGCAGATAACTTCTACGGTGAACAACCAACGCAAACATTTGCCGACCCAAGAAGGATTACTTTGGCAGTTACGTTGAATGAAAATGCAATTACTTTATCTAAATTTGGTTTTGAAAGTGATGATGATATAACTGCTTATATTCATATATCTTCATTTTATGATGAATTTTATACATTATCTTCAGTATTCGAACAATTCGGTACAGATAATATTGTAAATGGTAAAATACCAGAAGGTGTTTATGATAGGTATTTTGAATTTGGTCCTATAGTAGAACCAAAAGCTGGTGATGTATTCGAACTAACTGAGTACGGTAATGATAGACCTAATAATAGGCAATCTAAATTTTTCGAAATTACTGAAAAATTAGACCAAGACATATCACAAATTAATAATTTACAAGGTCATTACGTCTTTTTATTGAAAGCAAAACGCTTAGATTACAGCTTTGAACCTAATATAAATTTCAATAATGTTTCAAGTGAAGTTAGATTTGCAGATTTATCTACTGATACAAGTCGATTATCAGACATAGCAGCAGAAGATTTATTTACTTTACAAGCTGGTTTATGCGCAGGTGGTGAAACACTGACCAATGATCAAGTCTATGAAGATGCCTTTGCCGGTAGATTACCAGGAGGTTCAAATCCTGAAACACTAAAGAAACGAGAAGATTACAGAGAATATAACGCTGATAAAACTAGTAAAGATGAAGTATTTGATATGTCAAATAATGATACTGATGTGTACGGTGATTACTATTAAATTGAAATAGTATCTAACCAATCTTCAGCTTGTTTAAGTGATTCAAATTTAATTTCTTTACTTTTATTATCGACTAAAAAGGTATAAGAAAATTGACCACTATCTAGTTTTTTAATATCATGAAGAATATATAACTTATTTCTAGAAAATAATCTTGTATTATTTTCAGTTCTATTAATAAACGTCTTTCCAGGGATAAATTT